AGGTTTTGAAACAACTCCATTAGGTTTAAACTCATCCATATTGTTGGTTATTGGAGTAGGTATTGTTAATTCAACATTTATAGCATGTATGAAGATAGTTATAGTTACATTATTACTTGCTGATGATGAAGCTAAGGTAAGACCTGTTAATTCATCAAAATCAATCACACCTAATGGTGGTGTGGCAGTAGTAAATGTTTCCATATCTATATAATCACGAGGACTAAAATAAGGAATAGTCATTGAAACATTTGTATCCATATATGGATCTACTAACAATATTGGCTTTCTCTGAGATCTGCTCATCAGGTCAGCACGTGTACTTAATGTTACTGATGCACTAACTTTAGGTTTAAGGGTGGGGAATGGTAAATATGTCATCATAGCCCTTCCATAATGAAAAGGCGTACCATTAGCTTTAATTGAAATTACTAAATCACCTCTAAATAATTTATAATAATTGATTTTTTCTTTAACTTTAGGATGAGTAAGGAAAAAATCCCAAGGATCGAAGCTATAAGATAATGGAGTACCAACTATCCAGTCTAAATCTCCTACTTTAATAGGCCTAGATAAGAAAGCACTAATCTCTGAATCTTTATTACTAGCATAATTTCCAGCACCAGTAGCACTTGAATGAATGTTAATATCAAGATTATCATCATCATTTAGAAAAGTAGCAATACCAAGTTTTGCATCACCAGTAGATGTTGAAATATTAGCATTACTAGTTTCTGTATTAGCTGTTGTTATTGATATTTATTCTTTTTGATTTGTTGTGGTAAATCCAGCTGAATCAGAGCCTACACCAGTATTTGTTGTTGTTTGATTATTGTTAGACATAAATTAAATTAATATGTACTCAAATTTAATTAAATAAGAAATTATAAATATATTTGTAAAATTATAATTAATTACCGTACTATATATTGTTGGCACGACAACATTACACACACAATCTAATAGATTATCCATCTATTATATTCCTAGCTTCTTCTAAGCTAATTAGAGGTCTACATCTAACTCTCTCTTGTAATAATAATTCACTACTATTAATTACAGCCTGTAAAATAGCCCTTTTATCATGAAATATACTATCACCATACACATATGTTTCAAGTAAAAAACTATTCATAGTTGATATATATG